TGCAGAAATTGGTCGCAAACATGGTTTGTCCCGTCAAGTTGTCACCAACTTTCGGGGAGTGTTGAAACCAATCAAAGACCGTTTGCATGGACATGTGGGGTTCCAGCGTGTTTAACAATACTAATGTATCCTTGTTTTTGTCCATGCTAATAATTGGAGGTATTTAATGAGAATAGATAGACCAGAGCAAAAGATTTATGTACGCCAGTCATGGCTTAATGACATGGCTATCTGTCCTGAGCGTGCAAGGTATGGGCAAACTCGTCCCGAGTTCCGCATCGGTTCAGACGCAACCATTATGGGCACCTCCCTACATAGCGGCATTGAGTCTGTGCTACTAGGTGAGGTCTCATCGTATGAGCAGATGCTTGAGGTTGTGCGGGCTGAATATGCCGACTTGGCTACCAGACCACACAAGGTCACAAACATCAATCCTGAGTTGATTCCCGAGTATTTGGAATCTATGTCGTCATCCTTTTATGAGGGCATTCTGCCCCATGTGAAGGTGGGTGGCATGGTGGAAAAGAAGTTTATGGTGCCGTTGCGTTCCAGTGTTAACGGGTTCGGTATTTGGCTTGAAGGAACGATGGATTATGTTGACCCCGATGGCATAATTTGGGATTGGAAAACTGCGTCCCGTTCCTACAATATTAAGGAAAAGCAGAAGTCCAGCATTCAGGCGTCGGTGTACGCTGAGGCTTGTGTTTACAGCGAGTGGTCGCCGTCGTATCCTGTGGATTTCAGGTACGGTGTGATGGTTCGTACACAGAAACCGAAGTCGCAAATTGTTTCCATCGTCCGTACTGAAGCGCATGCTTTGTGGTTACGCCAGTTCATTAAGGGTGCGGTCACAACCGCACTGAACACGGGTTATGAGAACAACTGGTTTATGAACGATTCCAGCAACCTGTGCTCATCCAACTGGTGTTCGTACTGGTCTATATGCAAGGGTGCGTTCCTCCGCAACGAGGACAACGACATTGCCGAGCAGGTTGAATAACTATGGATGATATGATGTTTCCCAAGATGTACGAGCGGCACGATTCGGTAACCTCCAGTCGTTTCGTGTCGCTCATTGATGTAAGTAAAACAACAATCAAGTCAGGAGGCTTGAAATGGTAAGTAAGGACCAATCCATCATCACGCAGGTGGCAGCAAAAATCGCTGCAGACCTGACGCCCAAGACGGACGATGTTATGATTAATATCGCCAACTGGGCTGTTGCCTTTGAGGCTACTACCGATGCACTGTTGGAAGTGCACGGCATGTCCAAGCAGGCAAATGATGCACCGCAGACCAACGAGGAAGCGTTGCAGGTCATCCAAAATGCGTTCCCCGATGCACAGTTTGTGCAGGCGTCGCATTATTCACAGCCACAGCAGTACCAGCAGGAAGCCCCCACCACAGGGTTTCAGGTTCGTATCAAGGGCAAGCAACACGGACCCATCCCAGCGTGGCTTAATGCAGAGTGTGCCGCCGCTGGTGTGACCGAGGTGTGGGACAACCGTGATGGACTTGCGGCTAACCCGAAGCGCCCTTGGTTTAAGGCTGTGCAGGGCGACAAGGCTTTCTGGGAACCACGAAAGCGTAAGTAACCTATGGCTCCCGATTATGCGGAGCGTTGGGCTAAAGTTGGGCGGGGCGAGAAAATCGCCCCGCCTGACTCGTCTAATGCCAAGTTTTCGTACTATCAACCGCTTGTACGAGCCGCCGACGAATATGTCCACTGGGCGCAAACACCACACGAACGCATCTATCTCGGGTTCCCCGACATTGATGCACAAATGCGTGGCATCGCACCATCCGAACTATGTTTGATTAACGGATACAGCCACTCAGGTAAAACGCTTGCGTTGCTCCAGATTCTGGTTGCCAACCGTGACAAGCGTGTCGTCTATTTCTGTCCTGACGAGCCACGCACCTTAACGCTGATTAAGTTGGCGTGTGTCACCCATGGTGTGGACGCTAATGAACTTGAGACACGAGTAGCCGAGGACGAGCCACAAGCCATCGGACTTCTGCGCTCAACCGCACTGGAATACTTTCCGCATCTGACCGTGTTTGACCAAACATTGTCCTTGCTAGATATGGAGCGTGCACTTGCCGAAGTGTCTGATGTTATTGGGGTTCCTCAGTTGATTGTGGTGGATTATCTAGACCTGTTGACAGGTGCAGGTGAGGACATTCCATCCAAAGCGAACGCCATTAAGGCGTTCGGTAAGCGTCATAATGTTCCGTTGCTGGTGTTGCATCAGTCGTCCCGTTCATCGGGCGCTGATGGCAAAAAGCAAACCATCTCCTCAGGTGCCTACGGTGGCGAACAGCAGGCGACCCACATCATTGGTGTGCGTCGTAAGCGGTTTGAGATTGAAGGCTATATTCGTGAACTGCAGGAGAAGGTGGAGCGTGCCACCAACACGGAGCGCATCATTGAGAAGATTGAATCACTGCAATATGACTTGCGGATTCACATGGACACATTGACGCTCAATCTGGTGAAGTGTAAGCGCCCAGCATCACAACTGTTGGACGACATGGATTTCACCATTGAGTACGGCACGGGCAGACTGCACCGCTTGACTAACGGTGTTCTACCGTGGAAGCAAACATCACCGACGGAAGTTAAACCGTTCGGGGAACAACTCGTAATCGCAGACAGTTTGGAGGACTGGTAAAGCATGGACAACTGGACGGAAGTTGAGCAATTCGCACGACTGTTTTATGGTCGTGGCGATGTGTACGGAAGCAACGAAGGCGGCTGTGTTAAGCGACCGCTAACCAAAGAGGTGCTGTTGGGTCATTTCGCTGACGCACCTATCGGCGTGTATCCGATGATTCAACGCAACGGCGAATGGAAAGTGGCGTGGGGTTGTGTTGACTTTGACACCGCTGACGCACACGAACACGCCTTCCGTCTATATAATGCTTTAGCAGAGGCTGGCATCACCTCATGGGTGGAACGGTCACGCTCCAAGGGTTACCATGTGTGGGTATTCCCGTCCGCAGTTGTCCCCGCCGAAATTATGCGGTATGCGCTAATTGTCGCATGCCAAGTTGCTGAGGTCCCTACGACCGAAGTCAACCCGAAACAGGTCACACTCAAAGACGGACAGTACGGCAACTATGTGCGTTTGCCTTATGCCCGTCTGGACACCGACGACGAGACAACCAACCGTCAGCGCATAATCACAACCGATGACCAACCAATCCCGTTCTCCGAGTTCGTTGCATCCGCAACCTCCCAACGCACACCTGTGGAGTTGCTGGAGCGCATCGCATCCTATTATCAGCCGCCCGCAGCAACCGAGCAGCCGACAGGCGATTATGAATATGACGCCACCTTGGATGAGGCTATGAGTGTGCTGTCGCCTTTGGGTAAAGTCATTTGGCGTGACGGTCCGTTGCAAGGCAAGGACCGTTCCACCACGCTGGCAAAGTTGGGGCATGAATGTGTCCGCTCAGGACTCAATCCGTCGCAGACTCGCACCGTTATCCGCACCGCAGACCAGCGTTGGGGCAAGTACCATATGCGCCCTAATGGTGAACTTGAGATTGATAAACTTGTCGTCAGGGTTCACTCGTGACAAACTTTGATTACACTGCATCTTTCTTTCAGGGCGGCTACTGGTCCAACCAGATTGCTGAACGCCTAAACGATTATGGTGTCGCATGCTATGCGCCACCTGTACAGATTGCACGCACTTACGCCGAACGGGAAAATATGACCCGTAACGAAAAAGACATCGTGTTCAGTTGGACTGACCGACCGCTAGAAGTGAAGTCATCGTCACGGGTGTTCACCGACAACATTGTGGACTACCCGTACGATTCCCTATTTGTTGACACAGTATCGGGCTATGACCAAAAGTTGCTACCACCATTAGCGTATGTGATTGTATCGCAAGCGACAACTGACGCTGTGGTTATCTCACCGCACAGTTATGACGAGTGGTCCAAAGTAGAACGCTACGACCGTCAGCGTGGAATATACGAACACTTCTACAGCGCCCCTAAACACTGTCTAGTGCCGTTCACCGTTCTGGTGGACTACCTAAAACTGTTGGCATCAGCAACTTTATGATGCCATACATCCTAAGCATAATCGGTGTGTGCGGAATGCTAGTTATCGGCTCGCACCGCTGGTGGGGATGGTGCATCGCATTCGTGAACGAATGCCTGTGGGTGGCGTTCGCAGTAGCGACACGCCAATACGGATTCATTCTTGGCGCAACCTTTTATGGGACAGTAAACGCATACAACGCATACAAGTGGAGACTCAAATGACAACAATTCTCGGCGTACAAGGAGACGGATGGGCTGTAATCGGCTCGGACACACAATGGTCAACCGAAAACGGGCGCATCGGCAAATCCTCCCAGCCCAAAATCATCTCCTCGGGCAGATACCTGATTGGTATCGCAGGGCACACCCGTGGTGCAAACATCGTGCAACACTCGTTTGCGC